CAAAAGTATGGCTAACTGTGCAGGTGAACCTATATTGATTGGGTCATCTAATTTACAATTCACACCCATCTTCTTTCGATAGTCAGATACCTCATTACTATATAACTTATCTACCAAGTCGTGGAAATTCTTTTCTCGTTCCTCTAATAAGTTATGGTACTTCTCTTTTAACTTATTATTATAATCGAAGTCAAACTTTACGCCTGTGTCTTCCATATCAACACACACATCTACTATGGGCATCTCTATGTTGTGAAATACATTCGCAACATCAACAAGTCCACTCTCTATGCATACTGGATTATCAGGTGTGAGATAAGGCTCTTGAAACTTTTTTAACTCATATGTTATCTCAGGATCGTGTGCGGCATACATATAGCCTACTTTTATGGGTATATAATCGAATGTTATACCATTAAATAAATCATCGAATGAGAATGCATCACCTTTACCATCAAGGCAATATTTATTATGTAGTGGTTTCAACTTATTTACAGGTTCATTTTCATTCAACAATCTTGCACCTAAATAACAATCCCAGGTACACTTCAATCTTACACCAACTTGATTACGTATAACTCTAATATCGAATGGCGCATTGAACATATCGATTTCAATATTGGCATCTGCAAGTTTTTGAAACAGCGGTTTTATCTGTCCTTCTGTCATCTGCTCATCAATACGAACACCAGTTATGTATGATATATGATTTATAGGTATATAAATACCCTTATGACCGGGTGTATACATACCTATACCAACACATTTATCAAGTATAGGATTAAGTCCAGTCGTTTCCGTATCTATTGCAACTTCACCAACATTTATGCAGGCATTTATAAATGTTTCGAGTTGTGCTTCATTATATATAATATCGTATTTATCTCTAAGATGACCTAAGTTCTTTTCTACATTCGCCGTAATTATTGAAATCTTGGTCATTAAACCCCCACCACCTTTTACAGTAGTGGGGGCTTTCTTATTCACATTTGACTTCTTCGCTATAGAATTATCGAACTCTCTTCCTGGTCTGCTCGGAATATCAAATAGTGCCATTAGAATCTCCTTCTAGGAATATCATTTGATGCAGGTCTTCTCTCAATAGGAGCATCAGAATTACCATCTGCAAATCTACCGTTCTTCAAGAAATACTCCATATCTTCTGCTGTCTTATCAAGAACAAAACCACCAAGAATCTCAGGTAACTCAGGTAAATCATCAAGAGTCGTATTGTCTTTATCTACATCATAAATCTTATACTGTGTCGCCTGGTCACCTTTCTTACCGATTCGCTCAATCTCAAAAACATGAGAACAAAGAGGTTCTGAACTTGCATAATGAGTACAAAGACTACTCATCTCGCCAAAGAACTTCTTACCTCTCTCCCAAATCTTAACTGTATCTTCTGCGATATCATAAATCGGTACAAATAACTTTGCATACTGAGGCATTTTTGCGGCACAAAATGGACACGCATCAACTGGATCCTTATAATTTCTGATACAATTGACATAACGCTTCTTGCCATCAATCTCAATTGCATGAACAGAATCGCCCTGCACATCTGCAAAGCCGTCATACATAAATCTAACCTTTGCCGTATCTCTATCGTCCTTTAACGAGAAGAAACCATGTCCACCTGAACCACCATAGTTATCTACTTCATCTGCTGAAAATCTTGCCATATTATAATTCCTCCTTAACGTTTCTTCTATTACTTTTTTTCACAAGTAAGTCAACAATTATAGGTCTTATATCTTCTAACAATGTCTCAAACTGAGTATAAGACACATATACGCACATGGGTTTAGAGTAAGTTACGTGCTTATAGACAGCATCTATATCTGCTGTCCACTTTCTGTTCAAGTAATCTTCCTCTGTTATGAACATCTTTACTTGTGAGTCTCTAAAAATGCTACCAAAATCTACAACATGACCCCTTTTATCTGCTACAATACCGACCATACGCTTTTCAGGTCTTGAAAATATTTTGAGTCGTTTGTTTTTAAATGTGTCAACATAGTTGGAAACTTTTGATAACATATCAGTGTACATTTCAACCGAACTTTCAAAAAGACTATCATCAGTCTTTTCTTTTTTCGCCTTCTTTACAGGCTTTTCAGTATTCTCTTGTACTACTTCTGTTTCTGTTGGTACTGTTTCTGGAACATCATTAGAACTTTCAGCAGAAATTTCAATATCCTTCTTTCGCATATTAGAACGAAAGCCTGAATATGAAGTTATGAAATTCTTACCCTCCGGGGCTTCGAACATAAGAGTTTTACATTTTTCATCCCTACTTATAAGTTTTCCTATTCTGCCGTTTCTTCTGTCCTCATAGGTTGCACCTATAATACCTAGTTCGCTCATTTCGAGTCCTCCTTTTCTTGATTTTATAGTTATACTCTTATTGAGTATAATTCATTATAGCACATATTTAGTCTCTCTTCAACAGGTACTCATGATATTCTCTTACAGTACTTCTCTCAAAAGCCGTGTATTTATCAACATCATGCTTAAGGCAATACTTATCTACGTACTCTCTGAAATCCTCATTATCTTCATAATCTACCATCATCATTACTACTTCATCTGACATAATTATTCTCCTAACATATTTGGTTATTTCATAACCTCTCTATAATATGTACCACAAGACTCACATTGTAAAGTTTTGGGATTTATACTTGCCCCGCATCTTTCGCAAATCATCGGTTCTAATACAGTTCGTCTATTTTCAACTATTCTATCATCTACATAATATTTGGCATTTGTGTTTAAATATGACACATCAATTGTTGTTATAATTGTGGGTTCATTTTCCCATTGTATTTGCTTAACATTCATCTTTCCCCCTCTAATTCGGCAAGTAACCCTTTTAAATAATTAATGCAATCTCTAACACCGTTATGCCATCCCTCATACATTGCATATGTTGCGGTATCGGTTTCCTTGTCAGTTTCATCCATTGAATATGCCGTATTCCTTTCCCATATTTCAAACATTGATAGCGCATCTTCGACAAGTTTCCTCGGAACGACTTCGGTGTTTACTATCTTGTTGTATACTTCTGGCATTATATCACCACAATACATCTTGCTGTATGCTTCTGTGCTTATTTCATATATTTTCATTAAAATACCTCCCAATCTAATATGTTATCTATCTCATCTCTAGTGCATTCACCAACATCTTTTCTATTTGACGGAAACTTTATCTCTGTCAGCATCTTTGATGTCAGTGCTTGTCTAAGTACTGTCCTTGCTTTCTCACCCGCTTTATCATTATCTGTACATAAGATGTATTTTCTTATTGATAAGGACTTCAATTCCTCTATCTGTTTTGATGAACCAAGTCCGTTAAGTGCAAATGCATAATATCCGCTCTGCCACAACAACAATGCATCTATCATTGACTCGCATATAAATACCTGATTTAGTTGCTCTAATAAGTAAGTTTTTCCATATCGTTTCGGTCTTTGATTATCTATTCTGCGTTGACCTTCAAGATAATATTCATATAATCCGTACAAGGGTTTGTCCACATCTTTGGGATAGTTAAAGAACTTGGTCTGAACACTTCGTCTTGCAACAAATAGTGTGTGTCCCTCAATGTCTCTAACTGGCATTGTAATACAATTTGTTTTCTTATCATATCCCAAATCAAACAATTCAATGAGTCCACTGTCGGTAATTCCTCTTTTGGACCAATACGGGTGATAATATCTATACTCATCAAGTTCCTCTTCGCTCACATATGTTTTTGGCTCTTCTTTTGTGACGCCCCTAACTAAATCAAGTTCTATATCCTTACGTTCTTCAACACTTACGGCCGCAAAATTCTTAAGTAACCACTCATAACCAAATTTACCAAATGCGTCATCATGGCCAAAACAAAATGATATAACCTCTTGTAATGAGTGCACTTCTCCACAAGCAAAACAATGAAACAATCCATCACTTTTTCTTATACCTGCAGATGGTCTCTTTTCATTATGATACGGACAACATACTTGAACATTCTTAGGTGTATCTATTATCTTTCCTAAATACTGTATCTTGTTTAGGTGCAATTGTGATTGCAGTTCCTGAACTATCGTGTAGCAATCGGCTTCAAATTCTATACCATTTATGTTCATCTGTTACGCCTCATAATTTGTTAAATCTTCACCGCGTTCTTTTAAATATTCAAGATAATCGTCACAAACTCTGGCAAGTATCTTCTTTACACTATAGACAGTTGTACCGCACCAAACACAACGATAACCTTCTTCAAATGTCTTAGGTTTTACAAATCGTCTGTCAATTACTCTCTTACATTCTGGGCAATAGAATCTCATATTGTCATCTCCTAACCTAAAATACTGTTTTATTGTCATTGAACTTCCTTCGTATATCATCAACTTTTTTCTCGGTTACTTCTTGTGTTTCAGCATCATCATAACTTGGTATGAATACAAATGAACCTCTATCTATATCTATTGCGTACTTTAATTTACCACCAACTTTACCAAATCTCTGTTTCTTCACACACATTTCAAGTACACCCTCTTTTGCTCTTAAAGACAAAATCTTACTTGCGTTATGTGCTATACCATCACTGTCTCTTATGCTTTCAAGTTCAGGCGTATCGTCTTTATCTTTATCTACTACACCACTTCTATTCGCTTGCACTACTACAAGTATTGGTATATGAAGTTCCATAGATAATGACATTAAGTCCTCACTTATGTTCGTGAGAGATATTGTCTTATTGTCATTTCTTTTACCGCGCTCATCTGACAAATATGTTATTCCATCAATTGCAAGTACATCAAGTTTATACTGTTGTACATATTTCCTTAACTTAGATACTGTTATTGACCTATTAAAATCGTTAGGTGTAGATACTATAAACTTTTTACCTTCGAGTTCTTTGGTGTACTGTTCGTACTTATACTCATCAAACTCATT